GCGCGTTCGCGCCTGCTACGACGAGGGCGAATCAGAATCCGCGTTACTGGATGACCTGTGCCGCGTGGACCTGCTGGTTCTCGATGAGGTGGGTGTACAGCGCGAGACGCGCGGCGAGTTCGTCATCCTGAACCAGATTATCGATCGCCGCCTGGCAGCCCTGAAACCTGTCGGTGTGCTGACCAACCTGAATCACCCCCAGCTGACCGCCGTACTGGGCGAGAGGGTGATGGACCGCCTGCAGATGGATGGCGGAATCTGGGTGAACTTCAACTGGGCCAGTTACCGTAAAAACGTCAGCCACCTGCGTGTGGTGAAGTGAGGACATCATGACAACGAATTTTGTTTACGACGTGATCCGCTTCCTGACTAACCGGGAAGGAAACCTGCACGAAATCGCCGCTGCTATCGGCATGGACCCAAACCGGACTTCAACGCTGCTCGGTGGTCTGCTGCGTAGCGGGAAGGTGGTACGTTCAGGGCGGCGGCGTGGCTATGTTTACTCGCTCGCACCTGACTATAAAACGCCGGAAGAAACCTATCTGATCCGTGTGGATGCCGTGCTCGCTGAGCTGAAAGAGCGACGCAGACTGACCTATGCGGAAATAAAAACGCTACTTGGTACCAGCGACTGTATCACGCGCGACTTCCTCACTCAGATTTGCAGGAAGGGGAACATCATCAAACAGGGTAAACAGGGTTATTTCCTGACGTTTCAGGATTACGAGACGTACGTGGAAGCACTGGCTGAGCGCCGTAAGGCAAAGCGTAAAGCTGACTGTGCCGCCCGCCGTGCAGCGCGGAAATCTCTAATCAAGCCAGCGGAGCCGGAAAAACCAGCTGAGCCAGTAAACGTAATCACTGATGATTGCCGCCAGAACTGGCAGGGCTATCACATCCATAAAATCTTCGGGAGTGCCCGCGCATGAAAGACATGACCCATGAGCAGTTAATTCGCGCCACCTATGTGGCCGCTAAGTACGAAAATCCGAAGACGGCGCAACTGCTGACCGAACTGGCGGGGCGTCTGGATTGTGCGCTGGTAGCGGCGCGTACGGCTTGCCTGGAACGTGACGCCGCTGTCAGAGCCGAAATCGAGTGGGAGACGGCCATGCGCCAGGCAGTTGGCGAAGACGGCGTAGATGACGTGGTTCTGGCAATCGAAAAGCTGAAGGCCGGGCGGGATGCGCGCGTATTCGCAGCACAGCTTCGCGGGAGCCAAGTATGAAAGAGCGCGGAATGATTTTTAACGGGGAAATGGTGCGCGCCATTCTCGACGGACGTAAGACGCAGACGCGGCGGATCATCAAACTTTCCCACGAGAGCGGTATGAAAAACCCGGTAGTGCGCGGTAAAAACGGCGAGGCTAGCTATGTAGGTTGCCGCCTCGCTGCAATGCTTTGCCCGTTCGGTAAGCCCGGCGATCGCATCTGGGTGCGCGAGACGTTCCAGGGGCCACTTGTTTCTGAGGATTTATTCGAGGAATACCGGGCCTATCCTGAAAAGTTCGAAAAGCCGCAATATTGCGAATATGCCGCCGATGGTGGAACCAAGCCTGAATACTGTGACCTTGACGATAACCTCCGTCATGGCTGGCTACCATCAATTCACATGCCGCGCTGGGCCAGCCGTATTCTGCTGGAGATTACCGACGTGCGAGTTGAGCGCCTCGCCAGTATTAGCCAGGAAGACGCAGCAAAAGAGGGTTATCCAGCCAACCCGGAGCCGTACGGTGGCAGCATGGATAAATGGCTGTGGTTCCGCCAATTGTGGGATTCCATCTACCCAGAGCAGTCATTCAGTCACAACCCGTGGGTGTGGGTGATCGAGTTTAAACGTGTTGAAGGTGGTGCCGCATGAACATGACAGCAGAACAACTGGCGCAAACAATCAGGCCAGACCTCGAAATGCTGTGCAGCAGCGAAGAATTGACATCCGAGCGACGGGATGCGTTGGCGCGCATCGTCGAGCATCTAACGCCGCCTAACCTTCTGGCGCTGCTTGATGAACTGGAGCGGAAAGATAAGCAGGCTGAGCGACTCGACTTCACATATATGAACGCACTGGAACTGCCAGACGATGCTTCACGCAATGACATTCTGGCCGGGATACATGCGCTTCGATACTCCCTCAATGCAGCGAATAAGCGCATCGCCGAACGGGAAGCGATATCTTCCGCCGCCGAAAAACTGGTGCGCTGCAAGGGCCGCTACCACTCAGAGCAAAACTATCGCACCCTGGCTGCGCTTTTTGGCGTCACTACGCCTGACCTGCCTCCGCTGGAATCGGAAGCACGAACGGTCACTGTGAAGCTGCCGCGCTACGACCTAGACCAGAGCGATTGCGATTCATGCGGTCAGGATTGTGGCGCGGATATGTCAGAAGAACCAGACGGCGATTACGTGCTGCTTTCTGATGTTTTGGAGAGACTTGCGGCCGCTGGCATCAATTTAACGGTGGAGGGGTGAAGGATATGTCCGAGCAAACAATTTTAGACATGTGTTGCGGTTCACGCATGTTCTGGCTCGACAAAACCGACCCGCGCGCCGTCTTTTGCGATATTCGCGCTGAGGAGCACGTACTTTGCGATGAGCGTCGCCTGGTTATCAGCCCTGATGTAATCGCTGATTTCCGTGCGCTGCCGTTCGCCAACGCTACGTTTCCGGTTGTGGTCTTCGATCCGCCTCATCTTGAACGTGTTGGCCCGAACGGCTGGCAGGGCAAAAAGTACGGGAAGCTTAACCGTGATACCTGGCGCGAGGATTTGCGCGCCGGTTTCAGGGAGGCCTTCCGCGTTCTGAAGCCCAACGGGGTGTTGATTTTCAAATGGAACGAGACGCAAATCCCGTTGAGCCAGGTCGTGGCCCTCACTGACGAGAAACCCGCTGTCTGGCAGAAGACCGGAAAAAACGACAAAACGCACTGGATAATTTTCGTCAAAAGCGGTGCTGGTGCCATAAGCGGCGAGCCAGACCACTTAATGCAGTACGCCACAAAACGCATCGTAGAGCTGGAAAGCCAGCTGCTGGTGGATGTGCAGGAAACAGTCTGGCCCGCTGAAGTCGGCATGGTCTATTCACAGCTAGAAAGCGCCGGTGATCTCCCGGCGCACCACCAGCGCCGCCTGAAACATCACATTAACCGCATGTGGCTGGAACAAATGCCGGTACCGGCGATTATCACTGCTGCCCGTTCGCTGGCTGCGGCCATGGAGAAATACGCGTGAGAGAAATCATCGTTGATAATTTTGCCGGTGGCGGCGGGGCGTCTACCGGTATTGAGCTGGCGACTGGCCGCAGCGTGGATATTGCCATCAACCACGACGAGAACGCCGTGGCGATGCACACCACGAATCACCCGGATACTCTGCACTACTGCGAATCGGTATTTGATGTAAACCCGATGGCGGCGACGGCAGGCCGCCCGGTGGGGCTGGCATGGTTTAGCCCGGACTGCCGCCACTTCTCGAAGGCCAAGGGCTCAAAGCCAGTGGAGAAAGAAATTCGCGGTCTGGCGTGGATCGTTATTCGCTGGGCGCTGGCGGTGCGGCCACGCGTGATGATGCTGGAGAACGTCGAAGAGTTTAAAACGTGGGGGCCACTGCTGGACGCAGAGATGCGCCCGGATCCGACCCGCGCAGGTGAAACATTTGAGGCGTTCTGCGGGATGCTTTCCTGTGGTGTTCCTGCCGGGCATCCGGCGCTGGCAGAGTGCTGCGAGTTCCTGGGCATTGCCGCCGATGGGGAGCAGGCGCAGGAGCTGGTGGCCGGGCTCGGGTATTCTGTTGATCACCGCGAGCTGCGGGCGTGTGATTTTGGCGCACCGACAATCAGAAAGCGCTTTTTCATGGTGATGCGGTGCGACGGCGTCCCGGTGACCTGGCCGGAGCCGACACACGGCGATCCTAAATCACCAGCAGTGCAAAACGGTAAGCTGAAAGCCTGGCGGACGGCGGCGGAATGTATCGACTGGTCTATCCCTGCGCCGTCCATATTCGACCGCAAAAAGCCGCTGGCGGAAAACACCCTCAAACGAATTGCCCGAGGCATTCAGCGATTCGTGATCGACAATGCGTCGCCGTTTATCGTGAAGTGTAATCACACCAGCAACCGAACCAGTTACGACTGTTTCCGTGGTCAGGCGCTGGCGGATCCGCTACAGACCATTACCAAAACCCACGGCTATGCTGTCGCGGTACCGCACCTGACAAAATTCCGTACCGGCGCGACCGGGCAGGTTGTCACCGAGCCGGTGCCCACGGTCACCGCCGGTACGTCAAAGCGTCCGGGCGGAAACGGGCATGCGCTGGGCGTGGTGGAAGCCGCACTTACCCCGTTCCTGGCGGGTAATGGTGGCAGCGAATATCAGGCCAAACCGCGCCCGCTGGATAAACCCGCGCATACCATCCTGCAAGAGTCACGGTCATGCGTCGTTGCGCCAGTAATTGCCCGTCAGTTCGGTGCCAGCATTGGGCACGGTGCCGATGAGCCCAGTGCCACGATTACCGCTGGTGGTGGCGGAAAATCGCAGCTGGTGACATCAACTCTTATCCAGATGGGGTATGGCGAACGTCCCGGGCAGCAACCGCGCGTGCTACAGCTTGAAAAGCCGCTGGGAACAGTCACGGCGGGTGGGGGAAAGTTTGGTCTGGTGGCGGCAAATCTTGTTAAGCACTTTGGCGGCAACTATTCCGGGCCCGGCGCTGCGATGGATGCGCCAGCGCATACGGTCACTACCACCGATCATCATGGTCTTGTCACTTCGCATCTGGTGATGCTGCGCGGCACCTGCCGGGATGGTCGAGTTGTTGACGCGCCAGCGCCAGGGTTAACAGCTGGTGGCCTGCACGTGGGGAACGTTGAGACGCACTTGGCCGTTGATGAATACGACCAGCAGCGCGCCGATGAGGCCCTGGCATTCCTGCGGGAGTATAGCGGGGCGGATTCTGACGGACTGGTAACCGTGGATGGCATCGTTTACCGCATCGTCGATATCGGCATGCGTATGCTGCAACCGCATGAGCTGTACCGGGCGCAGGGCTTCCCGGAGTGGTACATCATCGACCGCGACTATCGCGGCGTGAAGTATGCCAAAGACAAACAGGTGGCGCGCTGTGGCAATGCGGTACCGCCGCCGTTTGCCGAGGCGCTGGTAAGAGCAAATCTCCCCGAATTGTGCCGCATCAGTGAAGAGGCGGCCTGACAGTTAAACCCGAAGCCACTAAAACAGTGGCTTTTTTATTCAATGGGTTACACCACATTAACTTTTCAAACCTGTGTCGCAATTTGTGCGTTTATCGAGTTGATCATTCTCCCGTATGGGTGTACTGTTTATTTATACAGTATTTTTATGAGAGGGATGATCATGAAGGTTGAAGTCACTATCGAACGTACAAAAAAACTGCCTGATGGCGCGATCCCGGCGCTGGAAAACGAACTCTTAAAACGATTAAACAAGCGCTACGAAGGGTGCAAGCTGACCATTCGTCGGGCACAAAATGACGGGCTCAATGTTATCGGTGGCGATAAAGACGAGGTCGCTAATATTCTGCAGGAAACCTGGGAAAGTGCGGACGAGTGGTTCTACTGATTGAACGTTGAACTATTTCCTGAAGCTGAACAGGGGGATGCTGTGAGAGAATGTGTTTCAAAATCATCTGAGCCTGACTGGTATGACGTTGTCAGAAGGGCGGATGGCGCGGTGCTATGTAGTTTTCCAGGAGGTGATCGTTTTCTTGTTTATAAAAGTGGAGGGCTTATTTCCATGCGACCTTTACTTGATGAGGAAATTATTTTCACGCCAACCGCGGTTGTACAGTTTCTCACTGATCTCGGCTACCGCATCCAAAGACCATCTGATAATATGATCTCATCGGTCTGAACAGCCGGTAAACCTGCTGCGCCACGGAGTGAACACCATGGCGCACTTGCAATTAATCAAGCAATCATCAGGAATCCTGATCCCGGCTACGCCCGAGACCAGCGATTTTCTGCATTCAAAATGTAAGCTCGGTGCGGTACTCGAAGCCGAGTTTCGCCAGCTACGTAACCCGGCATTTCATCGTAAGTTTTTCGCTCTGCTTAATCTTGGTTTCGAGTACTGGGAACCGACCGGCGGCGCGATATCTTCCAACGAACGCAGGCTGGTTAACGGTTACGCCAGATACCTTGCCGCGTTTGGCGGTAACGAAAGCGCGCTGATGGATGCCGCTGAGCAGTATCTGGAACAGGTGGCCAGCCGCCGCATTACCAACGGCATCAGCCTGTGTAAATCCTTCGATGCGTATCGTGCCTGGGTAACTATCGAGGCCGGGCATTTCGACACAATTCAGCTGCCCGACGGTACCCTTCGCAAACATCCCCGCAGCATTTCTTTCGCGAGCATGGACGAAACAGAGTTCCAGCAGCTCTACCGGGCCGCACTGGATGTGCTCTGGCGCTGGATTCTTTCCCGCGTATTTCGCGATCAGCGTGAGGCCGAGAACGCCGCCGCGCAGCTGATGAATTTTGCGGGGTGAATATGGCTAAAAAACCTCGTCGAAAATGCATCCACTGCAGGGAGTGGTTTCACCCGGTACGTGATGGTGAG